CAAACTAATTTTTATCCAATGCCAGAGAATGTATTGTTCTATGGTTTAGGAAAGGTTTATGTTGTAGATCTTTTTGTTGAGAAGCAAGACTTTAAATCCACATTCTTTGTTCCAGCAAATCCAGAACAAGGTATTAAAGAATATCATAGCGAAAGTTATCAAAATGTGCTAAACTGGTGGAAGGAAACTGGATGTAATATTTCGGTTGAAGAATTGTTAGGTATCAGTGTGACTACAGATTTAGAAAAACTTCTTATTGCCTATGCAGAGAATCCTGAAAATGCTCAAGTAAATTTTGATCTTGGTGTTTGGTATAATTCTCAAGGGCATACTGCACCAGCACTCTCATACTTCTTAAGATGTGCCGAGAGAGCAGAAGATTCTAATTTGGCATATGAAGCATTAATCAAAGGATCACATTGTTACGATAAACAAGGCACTCGTGATGGAAGTGCTAAATCAATGTTGCAGCAGGCATTATGTCTGATGCCAGATCGACCAGAAGCATATTTTCTTTTGAGTCGTTTTGCTGAAAGAAATCAGTGGTGGCAGGATGCTTACATTTATGCTCATCAAGGACTTCTGTATTCTAACTTTGATTCTCAACCACTTCAAACAGATGTTGAATATCCTGGATATTATGGACTTCTTTTTGAGAAAGCAGTTTCTGGATGGTGGTGGGGGAAAACAGAAGAATCCAAACAAATACTATTGGATTTGAAATACAATCACTCATTATCTGCTGAATATCAAGGTGCAGTCGATAACAATCTAAAACTTTTTAAAGATGTTGTTTTAATTGAAAGACTGGATGTTCTTTCTGAAAATGAAACAATGGATATTGTTTTGCAAGGAAAGTATGATGAATATACGGATGGAATCATTGATGAGTATTTAAAACTTCCATTCATTAATGATATTATTGTCTCTTGTTGGGAAGACAATAAATCCAATGAGTATGATTATGAACGAGTTAAATTTGTAAGAAACTCTTATCCAACTTCTTTTGGAACAGACAATCGTAATCTTCAAATTCTTTCCTCATTTGAAGGAATTAAGAAAGTTACGACTAGATTTTCTGCAAAAATGAGAACAGATCAAAAATATACTTATGATAGTATGATAAAGATGTTTGAATTTTTCAAGGAAAATCTTGGAAGAGAAAAAACATATCAATTCAATTCTGAAAAACCCAGAAATAAAATCTTTACTGCTGGAATATATCCATCATTATTGTTTCATCCAAGAGATCATATCTTTTGGGGAACTACTGAAGATTTGATTGATTTATTTGATATTCCTTTAGAAGTGAATGGATTTACTGATCGGGTGAATATTGGTAAAGATGATCTGGCAAAATATTATAATCATTTCATTCGCAGTGAAACTTATATTGGAGCACATTATGCTTCAAAATTTGATGAGCAGGTAAAAATCTTTCTCATAGAACCACAAAAATATCTTTATGATGATGCACCTGCTTGGGGATATTCTTATGATATGAGTAAATCATTAATGTCTTCAATGTTTAAATCGTTCCCAAGAACAGGAATTGATTTTGAATGGGAAAAGAAAGGATGGAGTTCTTATCCTTATGATGAACAAAAACAGTATTATAATGAATGCTGGAGCGAGGACAATTTTTAATATAAATTATTATGAAATCTTAAGAAAAAAATGAAATTCACAATCTATTCAAAGACTGGATGCCCATATTGCGATAAAGTAAAGACCGTTATGGAATTGACAAATTTACAATATGTGGTGTATAATTTAGACCAAGACTTCACCAGAGAAGAATTTTATGCAGAATTTGGTGAAGGATCCACATTCCCCCAAGTGATTGCAGATGATAAGCACATTGGTGGATGTACAGATACAGTAAAATTTCTAAAAGAACAGAATCTTGTCTAATAGAAACCTAAATAATAATGACCACATGAATCGTGGTGTTGAACTCATTCTTAATGGAGGAAAAGGAAAGCAAATCAAACCCTTCCATATCATCTATGAAAAGATGGTTTGCTTTCTGAATCGGGAAGTTACCATCTACTTTGAATTTTCTTTTCATTCTAAAAAAAGAAAGGTAGTTTCTCGGAGAAAGAAAAATGTTAGCAACTAGTTTAGTAATCGGCTCTTTCATCACAATTTTATTCTTTATAGTCGGAATTGTAACAGGTTGGGTTGCTAGAGAATATATGATGAATTATCGAGAAATTCCTAGACCACATCCAGAAATGTTTGATTCTCACGGCAATCTAATTCCAGACGAAGTTATCGCTTTTCGTTTTGATAGTGATTTTGATTATGATGATGAAGACGAAGAATAACATTTAAAATTAAAAAATTATTATAGATTTTACACTATGGCAACGACAACGACAAAAACTAAAGCAAAGGTGACATCACCAAAACCAAAGACTGCTACTAAAGCACCAGCAGTTATTGAAGAACTACCTATAAATCCGTTTATTTTTGAGGTTCTAAATCTTGCAAATAAACAAAGATCCAATGCTGGTAAAGTTCAGGTTCTGAAAAAATATGAGGATCCTTCACTGAAGGCAATTTTGATTTGGAACTTTGATGAGAGTATTGTTTCATTACTTCCACCAGGCGATGTTCCTTACGCAAGTACTGGAGAACAAAATTCTTTTAGCGGAACTTTAAGTCAAAAAATTGATGATGCTGTCGGTAAAATGGCAGAAATGGGATCTAATTCTCTTGGTGCAAATGATCAGGGTAGATCGACTATTCGTAAAGAATATACAATGTTTTATAACTTTTTGAAAGGTGGTAATGATTCGTTGAGTTCTCTTCGTAGAGAAACAATGTTCATTAATATTCTTCAAGGACTTCATCCTCTTGAGGCAGAAATTGTTTGCCTAGTAAAAGATAAAAGACTTGCCGAAAAGTATAAACTTACAAAAGAAATTGTTTCAGAAGCCTATCCAGATATTAGATGGGGAAATAGGGGCTGATACATAATACCAATTGAATTTATTAATATGGAAAAAAATATTCAAGAAAAAAAGATGTCTACAGAAAGGACTAGGGCATCCGAAAAAGATCAAGAGACTTGGACTGTACAAGAAAGAGAATCATTAAGATCTCGTTACGGATGTGAGATACTCAAACATAATTGTACTTTAGAAGAAGCAAAGGTTACTGATGTTCCAAAAGATGCATACATCGTAACTTATATGATGAATGGTAAGGTTTGTTATGATCTGACTCGTTGTGGAAAAAGAGTAAATCTTTTTGATATGTACTATGATAGTATGGGTGATGTGATTCGTAGTATTGATTGGGGTTATGGTAAAATCAATCCCAAAGTTTGGGGTTATGAGGCACCTAAAACCAAAAAGCGAAAGTGATCTTCAAAATAGTCGGAAAATTTTTCCCCAAAATTTTCTCACGCGAAGGTTTTTAAAATGGTATCAAATGTTACAGAATAAAATTGATAAATATTCTGACGTTCACCCTTATGGGCGGAAGTAGGGACACCGAAGGAACGCACCAATACCCACAAAGTAAAGGAGCACCCTAATGAAAATTAAAAATAACTGGCAACTTGTCCTGATTAAACAACAAAAAGAAAAAGAACAACGTAAACATCAAGCAAAATTAGCAATGGCAATGCGCTGATATTCTAGGGGGAGGGGATTGATTCCCTCCTTTTTTTATGGTAAAATGAATTTACAACAATAATTGAAAATATGAGTTTAGAGATACAATTTATGACGAAGGAAAGGTTCAGAGATATTATTCCTGAACCAGTTCCTGCCGCAGAAATGTTTCCAGAATGGTTTTCAAAAATACCTTTGATATCTAAAAGTAAATGCCCATTTGCATTTGTTTCTGAAGATTTGCATCAATTATCACTTCTCAAAGATACCAATATTAAAGGTTGTATGGGAGTCGTTGATTATTTAAAAATGGGATATATTATTCCATCATTCGCAGATTTTGTTTTTAGGCAAAGTGGTGATGATTTATATGTAAATTGGTTTGACAATAAGTTATATAATATTGAATATACTGTCCATCCTCAAGATCAATTTGAGGGAATGCCAAATAAACCAACTTATAATCATTTTTCTAAAATACAGACTCCATGGGTTATTAAAACTTCTCCAGGAGTATCGTGCATACTTACTCATCCAATTTGGCATAGAAATACTTCCTTTACAACATCAACTGGTATTTTTCATACCGATAAATCCCCACTTAATTTACCATGGTTTTTTGAATGGAATTATAAAATTACATCTGGATTGAGTTTGGAAGAAATGGATCAAGATAAACAATTAATTCCAACGAATCATCCGATTATTTTAATTATTCCATTTTATAGAAAAAAATTTAAATCATCTATAAAATATCTTTCAGATTTTGAGATTGATAGAATGGATAATGTACAGGCAGTAAAAACTCATTCAATTGATAAAAATGATGTATATTCAAAATTTAGAAGAAGTCTTGGGAAAGTATTTAAATAATGGATAAGGAAAAACTAAAACTTATTATTCGGAATATAGAACTTCTTATAGATTCTCTAAAAGCAGAAGTATATTCTGATGTATCATCATATAAGTTTGATGATATTAAACCAAGAGAATTAGATTACGACGAAATCTTTGAGGACGATGATGACTAGAAGAGCAAAACAATTGGTAAAGTTGCTTGAGAAACTTACAAAACAGGAACATCTTTATACTGGAGAACAACTCAAAGAGATGAAATCGCAATTAAGAGTTGTAAAAGAAGAACTGGCACAAATTGAAGCAAAAACATCAAAAGGATTTGGAAAATGAAACCTATTAGAGCAAAAGACCTCCTAGAATTGGATCAAAATATGAAAGTTGTGATGCTTCGGCAGACACAACTTCCACAAACTCTTGTTTATCAGGGTGGAAAAAATGATTACTCCGAAGATCCCATCCATACTAAATTTCCACCAAGCGAAACAGAATGTGGTAAATGGGTTATTGAACAACTACTTGCAAATGAACGTGGGCACTGGGGTCCATTGGAGCATCCTGCGATTTCTTTGGACTGCGTTGGATTCGTTCATAATGTAATTGTTCAGGCAAGAACTCATCGTGTTGGTGTATCGTTTGATGTACAATCACAACGTTATACTGGACGCCGTGTTCTAAAAGTTGCTAAAGGTGAATTGAAACCCCAAGAAGTTTATTATGTTCGCCCAGAGGGGTTGTATTTTGATCGTAAGGGGCACAAATACGAATGGACACGTGATGATTACGAAAGGCAATTAAAGTTCTGTCTGGCGGCATCTGAACGGTATGCAGAGGGATATGAGAAGCGTGGTATGGCAGAGGAACATCTTCGTGATTATCTTCCTCAAAACATTCGTCAGAACTTTGTAGTCACATTCTCACTTCGTGCTGCTCTACATTTTCTTGATCTTCGTGCAAAGTTAGATGCACAAGTAGAAATTCAAGCACTTTGTGAAGGTATGGTTCCTGTGATTAAACAATGGGTTCCTGAAATCTTTAGTTATTATGAGGAGAAACGTCTTCATAAGGCACGTTTGAGTCCTTAATCTAAATAACCATACACATTATTAAAACTTATGGCAATTTATCCGATTAAACATAAAGAAACTGGTGAGACAAAAGTGATTGAAATGAGTGTTCACGACATCACTCAATGGTACAAGGACAATCCCGAGTGGCAAAGGGATTGGTCGCAAGGATGTGCTTCTCCTGGAGAGGTTGGAGATTGGCAGAATAAGCTGATCTCTAAAAATCCAGGATGGAACGATGTATTGGGTCGTGCAGCAAAAATGCCTGGATCAAAAGTCAAAAAACTGTAATTCAAAAATATGGCAAGAAGAAAAAGAACGACGAATGACCAACCAATCGGTGTTGGTCTTACAACCCGTCAGATGAAAAGAAAAAAGGCACTTGGAAGTGAATATCTATTAGATATTGACCCACTTACAGAAAATCAAAAAAAACTTTTTGATGCATATGCCGAAGGCAAACATCTTGTTGCCTATGGATGTGCAGGAACTGGTAAGACTTTCATCACTCTTTATAATGCTCTTCGTGAAGTTCTTGATGAAAGAACTCCTTACGAGAAAATTTATCTGGTTCGTTCTTTAGTTGCCACCAGAGAGATTGGTTTCCTTCCTGGTTCTTATGAGGACAAGTCGGACATCTACCAGATTCCATATAAGAATATGGTGAAGTATATGTTCCAGATGCCTTCTGATGCAGAATTTGAGATGCTTTATGGTAATCTTAAGTCACAAGAAACAATTAAGTTCTGGAGCACCTCATTCCTAAGAGGCACCACGCTTGATAATTCGATTGTGATTGTAGATGAATTCCAAAACTGTACGAGTCACGAATTAGATTCTATTATTACTCGTGTTGGTGAAAACTCCAAGATTATGTTCTGTGGTGATGCTACTCAATCAGATCTTATAAAAACTAATGATCGTAATGGGATTATTGATTTTATGAGCATCTTGCGTAAAATGCCATCTATTGATATAATAGAATTTGGTGTTGATGATATTGTTCGTTCTGGACTTGTCAAAGAATATATTATTGCAAAATTAGAAGCAGGTTTTTAAT